TACGAGATAGTCTTTTTAGGTGAGACCAGAGACTTTGCTTCTGAAATTGGTGATGCTAGCCTATGTGATTTAGATTTGAGTCATCTATCACATCCTCTAAATGCTGGTAACGTACAACAGAGTTGGGCTGCATATCCTTCTGAGTACAATGCAGCTGGCACACCTATAACACCTTCATTTACTAATGGTCTCAAAGATGGTGATGTCATCTATCCTATCGTAGACTTTGGTAACATCTATCCATTGAGCAACGCACAACCACGCATAGCTACAGGTGAATCACATGACTTTACGAACCATGACTTGCCATTAAATAGACTCAAGCCTATGGTCAGAGCTAAAGCTATCGTAGACGCAATCTTCGATAGAACTGAGTATGAATATGAGACTGGTGGCTTCTTTGATTCAGACCTATTCAAACAAATGTATGTTTCAGGTTGGGGTAATGTAGCCTCAGTGACTGCAGATACTTCGGCTTCACAAAATATCTTTTCAGCTATAGGTGCTACTGCACAAGGCTCTGATGAGTGGTTAGAGGCCACTAATGAGATTACAGACTTTGGTAGTAACTATAACAATGTAACATCTACATACACAGCACCACTAACTGGTCTATATGTGTTTAGAGCAACATGTAGCTTTAGTGCACAACCAGAAACTGTAGGCACACCTGGTGCGCGCTTGCTAATCTACAAGAACACTACTACTCTACTAGCAACAGGATTCACTGACTACAATACAACTTTGATAGTTAATTGGTCAGGTACTCTAACAGCTGGTGATACCATTAGAGTTTACATAGACAACACTGGTATAGATGATGGTAACTTTGTACAAGATCAGACTTTTGTATGTACTGCTGCACCTGGTGATGTTAATCTATCAGCACAGTTTGATTGCACCTACAAGCAAATAGATTTTATCAAAGACTTGTTAACAAGTTTTAGGTTAATTATGGCACCTGATAAAGTAAACCCAAAGAAGTTTATTATAGAGCCTTGGGTAGACTACATAAACAGTGGAGACTTTTACGATTGGAGTGACAAGCTAGATAGATCGAAGGACCTAATAATAGAGCCACTATTCGATACTCAAACTGATATCATTAACTTTGACCATGCTCAAGACAAAGACTTTCTCAATGAGTACCATGAAAATGCATATAAAGACATATATGGTCATCTTGAGTTTAACAGTGGCAACGATCTTCTCAAAGGTGAAAGAGAAATAAAGACTGGTTGGGCGCCAACACCTATTACACAACTAGAAGGTGAAGATGATACCTCTCAGTTTATTATACCTCTAATACACACTCATAATGAATCAGGTCAGCACGTGCCGATCAAGCCAAAGACTAGATTGTTATTCTACAATGGCTTTATATCAACAGGTGGAATTAATTGGAGACTTGCAGGTAGTGCTATCGATCCATTCAATAGGTATCCAGCTGTAACATACTCTAATGAGTGGCCTTTAACTGATGATGGAATACTTCTCAGTTGGTTCAATGATGTAGACTATTGGGGAACTAATGTAACTGGCTTTCCTACTCAACTTGGCAGCTCGATGTATGAAAGATATTGGAACACATACATCCAATCATTGTATAACAAGAATGCGCGTAGAGTAACTGGTACATTTATACTCAACAATGTAGATCTACAAAACTTCTCATTCGATGATGTTATATTCCTCGATGGCAACTACTATAGACCTGAGAAAGTCATAGATGCACCTATAGGTGAGAAGGCACCAGTTAAAGTGCAGTTGATCAAGTTATTGAACTATAGGTATCGATAATGAAAGGTCTACATGATGAAAAGTTTGTTGAATACTTTGCACAAGTTCTTGAACTCAATTGGCACGGATACGATCTGTGGGCTGTTGGAGGCATCGTCAGCGATTGGGACACACATGATATAGATTGTGTTATTCTTGGAGATTATGATGAGCCCAGACTGCTCCAAATAATGAATAGAATGAAACAGCTTGGACCTTGGTCTCCATATTGGACTCAAGATCCAAAGCCTTTCGTAGGTAATGATGAGCATCGTAGAAAGATGCGCATTTGTTTTCCAGATTCTAATGACACAGATTTTATGATGAAAACGTGGTGGAAGTGGCCAAACACCAAGTGGATGGTTAGAAAACGAAGAGGTATACTCAATGGAGATCCTGTTCAACTAATTCAAAATGGCTCACAAGTATATTTCTAATTAGATGGCACAAGAAGAAGTCAAAATCAGTTTTACCATTGATGGTATAGAAAAGCAGGTCTCATCTGTAGAAGAACTACAGAAGGAGGTAGCTAAACTAGGCAAAGAAGCCAAGAAAACAGGCAAAGAACTCGAAGAAGCTGGCGGTGGTGGTGGCAAGATGTCAAAAGGACTGGCCAAGATTGGTAGTATCGGTAAAGCTGCCTTCAAAGGTATCGGCACAGCTATCAAAGCCTCTGGTATAGGTTTACTCGTAGGAGTCGTAGCCAAGTTAGTAGAGCAGTTTACTAAAACAGATACAGGAGCCAAGATACTACAAGGTAGTATGGCTGTGCTTGGTGTTATCTTTGAACAAGTACAAGTAGCTGTTGAATGGTTGATCGATAACCTAGTTGGTGCGTTCACTAACCCACAACAAGCAGTCGAAGATCTGAGAGCTGGCGTCCAACGTCTTGGTGATTGGTTTAGCTCTCTTGGTGACTACATCAAGAATAACTTTATACTTCTATTCCAAAGATGCAAGCTAAAATCCTGGAAGCTCGTATCGCATGGAATGAGTTTACTGGTGACAGTGAAGAAGCAGAAGCACTCAAAGCACAGTTAGAGTCAATCAACGAAGAGATTGATAATACTAAAATGGCTATTACCGAAGCAGCTGAAGAGGTACAAGCGCCATTCGTAGCTGCAGCTAACTTTATCAAAGAGACTGTTACTACTATTGTAGAGCAAAGCAAGCAAGCTATCGCAGCATCTAATGCTAGTATCGAAGCTGCTAACCAATTTGCAGCATTACAGAATAGACTAATTGTTGAGAATGCTGAGTTGACTAAACAGTTAGAAGAACAAAAGAAGATAGCTGAGGACACAACTCGTGCGTATGACGAACGCAAAGAAGCTTTAGATAAAGTTAATGAAGCTAATGAGAAGCTCGTAGCCAATGCGCTCCTAGAAGCTCAGGCAAATGAGAATCTAATTAAACAACAGTTGAGTATCGTTAGCAACGATGAGGACCGTAGAGAACTACAAGCTGAGCTCGCGGCTGCTACAGCAGAAAGAATCGCAAGAGAACAAGAAGCTGAGATAGTTAGATTAGAGTCTGCACAGTTAAATGCTGAGTTAGACCAAGAAGAATTAGACAGAAAGCAAACCATTAGAGACATACTCAAAGAAATGGAGCTTGAGGATATTGAGAATGAGTTTGCTAGACAACAAGAAGAGTTGAATGCAGCTCAAACTGCAGCTATCGAAGAGCTCAATAGATTGAGAGCTACTGAAGAGGAGAAAGCCAGAGTTAATGAGTACTACTCTAACCAAAAGAAGAAGCTAAAGAAAGCAGAAGCTGATTATGAGATGGCACTACAACGCCAAGTCAATGAAGCTAACCTTGAAGTAGCTAGCCAAGCTCTTGGTGCTATTGGTAAACTTGTTGGCGAAGGCACTGCAGCTGGTAAAGCAGCAGCCATTGCTCAGACTACTATTGATACGTATTTAGGAGCTCAGAAAGCATACACCTCGCAGCTAATACCAGGTGATCCAACATCTATCGTTAGAGCACAAATTGCAGCAGGTGTGGCTATCGCAGGAGGTTTGGCCAATGTCAAAGCCATCTTGAGTACTAAAACACCAGGTCCAGATACTGGTGGTGGTACAGGACCAGGTCCATCACAACCAAATATACCATCGTTTGATCCAACTGCTGGTTTAGCAGAAGCTGCTGAAGGTCAAGATACTGGCAATATAGTTGGACCTAATGGTCAAGGTGGTGGCCAACCAGTTATCAAAGCATATGTTGTAGCTGATGAGATGACCTCACAGCAAGAGGCAAATAAAAAGATAGACGATCTGGCCAGATTGTAATACATATAACATGAAAAAGATAGTAGAATTACTAATTGATTGGGAAAACCTAGAGTTCGATGATCTCGGAGTAGAGGTTATGTCCCTCGTAGACAAGCCAGCAATTGGCGTAGATTTTCTAGCATTTGCAGACGAACATCAGTTTGTAGAGCCTAAATCAGGTGAATCAGAAGATGAGTTTATTTCAAGATGTATACCAGTTGTTATCGGTGAAGGTTATCCTGAAGATCAAGCAGCTGCTATCTGCTACACATATTGGGAAGGTAGCGAAGAAGATGCATCTATGACTGCATACCTCAAACTAGCTAGTGAGTTAGGTGAGACAATCAATTACGAAGATACAATCTACATCGATGGTACCAAACAAGAGTTTACAGACATTGGAGATTGGATGAAGGGTATCGGCGCGCTTGATATACTTGGCAAGATACTAAAAAAAGAAAACGAAGGAGAGATAAAGTATCGCTACGCTGGTCCAACTCCTCAGAGAGCATTTTGCACAGCTATGATGAATATGAATAAAGTCTACACTATCGAAGAGTTGCAGCAAATGGGCAGCTCTGTAGGTAATGGTATAGATTCTGGTAGAGATGCTATTATGAGATGGAAAGGTGGACCGAACTGTCGCCATTACTTTGAAAGAGTTAGACTCTACAAAGATGGTCGTAGAACTGTTATAGTATCAGAAGGACCAGCAACTGAGAATGAGATGGGTGTGACTATGGAGTCAAGACCAAGAGGTGGCTATCGCATGATGTTTGCCAATGAAGAAGAGATGATAGTTAGTGGACCAGCTATGATACCTCAACAGTTGATACTCAGAAAGGATGAGAAAGGTAACCCATTCCACGTATTCTTCTCAAAAGACACTATCAAGAATATTGCACGCAAGTTCTTTGAGTACAATAAAATGAATAATACTGATATTGACCACGATGAAAAAGTCACCACTGAAAATACTTTACTCGAAAGTTGGATTGTTGAGGATCCTGAAATGGATAAATCGAAATCGTTGGGCTTTGCCGTACCTAAAGGAACTTGGATGGTCAGCTATAAAATCAATAACCAAGAAACGTGGCAAAAAATCAAAGACGGAACAATAAACGGTTTCAGCATTGCTGGTAACTTTATTGAAGTCGCAAAGAAGCTATGATGCAAGATATCAAAGACAATATAGCAAACGGAACTACTATCGCAGCTGCAGGAGCAGTAATGATTGATTGGAACGCGATATTAACAATTGTACTGTTAATAACTGGTATTGGCTTGAACATTGCAAGGATCATAGAGATCAGAAAAGAAGGCAAAAAGAATCAAAAATAACACTTTTGTCATAAATACTGTCAATTATATTTCTATCTGTACGGGTTAAAACCCAATAACTAAAAATATTTACATATCATGACAGTAAATGACGCTATTACCAAGTTAAAAGTTATGCTTGGTGCTTCAGAAGAAACTGTTGTCGAGATGAACTTCGCAGAGGCTACTTTAGTTGATGGTACCGAAGTCTACACCGAAGGCGAGCTAGAGCCAGGAGCAATCCTATTCGTTAGAGCTGGTGAAGGTGCTGATGAGGATCCATTTGCACCTGCTGGAGTACACGAGACAACTACTGGACTTTTGGTTACTGTTGGTGAAAACGGAGAGGTTGAGTCTGTCGAGTCTAAAGGCGAAGAACTAACTCCTTCAGAAGAGCAAGAAACTTTTGAAGATGAGGAAGAGAAAGTCGAGATGAGCGCAGACGAGATGCTAGTCGCTATCGCTGAACTAATCAAAGGTTACATGACTGAAGTTGAAGATGTTAAAGAAGAGCTTTCTGCTTTAACTGAAAGATTCAACTCAGTAGCTGATTTACCAGCTGCAAAAAAGGTCAGCAACACCTTCTCAGAAAACGCTGCACAACGCAAAAATCTTGCTGAAGACAGATTAGAAAGACTAATCCAAATCAGAAACAAGAAATAATCTAACCCAAAAAACAAATAATTTTTAATCATGGCATTTGATTTAACAGCTCTCACAGCATATACTGATGAGAATTCACTAGACCTGATTGCAAAAGCAGTATTAACTACTGACTTGATGGGCGAGATCGATTTGAGATCTGGTCTTTCAGCAGGAACTGTTGCAATTAACCTCATGGACGGCGACCTCAACGTTGCTGACCTAGCTTGCGGATGGAACCCTTCAGGTGACGTTAACTTCACACAAGTTGACATTACTATCCGTGACAAGCAAGTAAAAATGGACCTATGTCCTGAAGACCTTCGCCAATACTGGATGTCTCAGCGCATGTCTCCTTCTGCACACCTCGAAAACGTACCTTTCGAAGAAATCATCGCCAACTACTACGTTGAGCGTGTCAAGAAGTACAACGAAGGCTTCCTCATCAATGGCGATGGTACTGCTAACGGTATCAAAGCTCAAGTAACTGCAGCTAACGGTGCTACTCTTTCTGCATCTCCTGCAGCTTGGGTAGTAAATAACGCGGTTGAGCAGGCATTGAACATCTTCGATGCAATCGCTGAAGAAGTAAAAGACAGAGAAGATCTAATTATGATCGTTTCTCCTGCTAACTTCAACACTCTACGTAGAGCATTGGTTGCGCAAAACTACTACCACTACGATCAAGGTGATGGCAGAACTCTAGAGTTGCCAGGTGCAAACATCAAAGTTGTAAAGACTTCTGGTCTAATCGGCTCTGACTACGTATGCGCTGGTCCTGCTGAGTTCATAGTTGCAGGTACAGGACTTGAAGATGATGCAAGTTCTATGACCTTCTTCTGGGACAGGGGCCAAGATACTGTAAAGTTCATCTCAAAGTGGAGACTAGGTGTTGCAGTACACCAAGTAAACGTCTTCGGAACAAATGGCCTAGCATAATCTAGGATAACTAAAAAATACAAGAAATAATATGGCTTGCTCAAACCTAACAGCTGGATTTACTCTTGATTGCAATGATAGCAATGCAGGTATCGATAAAGTGTTTATCGCTAACGGTCCTGTAGAATCTATCACTGAATCAGCGGGTACTATCACAGCTATCACAGTAGGTGGATCAGCATTGACGCCAGCAGATTTCTTTGAATTTGAAGTTCCTAGACAAACTAGTTCGTTCACTGAGACTATCAACGTTTCACAAGAGAATGGTACTGTATTCTATGATCAAGCTCTCACTATGGTTTTCAATAAAATGGAAGCTAGCAAGAGAGATCAGATCTTGTTGATGGCACAAGCAACTAACATGGTTGTAGTGTTCAAAGACAACAATGGAAAGTACTTCTCAGTTGGCGTTGAGCGTGGTGCATACATGACTGCTGGCACATCTGTTAGCGGTACTGCATACTCTGACCGTAATGGTTACGAGATCACTATCTCAGGCGCGGAAGCTTCACCTTCATACGAAGTTACTGGCTCAATCGTCGAGGCATAATCGACATCCACATATAGAATGAGAGGGGACCAATAGGTCCCCTTTCTTTTTTACAACAAATTGGTTTTTTATATTTCTAGATGTAAACACACATTTTATACATGACAACTACGGTTCAACTAAATAGAGGTGATTTTTATGTGAATAATCCTACGATTACATTCAGCACAATTACAACAAAGCTGTGGTTACGTAGCGAATACTCGCAAGAGTATGAAGGTCCATTTGATGTCACGCTCATTACACAAACTGATAGATATGCTAAATTAATAGTAGAATTTCCAAATGATTGGGATGAGAATCACAAGAATGGATTTTACACATACTATATTGGCCAAGGAGCTGATGTTCAGCCTGATATAATCTATACTCAAGATATAGTCAAGATTATCACTGAGCCTGGTGGCGGCGCTGGCGAGGATGAATACATATCTACAAACGAAAGAAGAGAGGCTGATGTCTACTATCGCCCAAATTATTAACAATAAACTATGAGAAACATACCAGAAGGACTATACTCTATTAAAGGCTCCAAGTTTGAAGCTATGGAGTTACCAGTTATTAGAGAGATCAGAGGTAAAGAGTGGATGCAATTTGGCAACGATAACTTGTTCCCACAAGAATTGATATCACTTTATGATACCTCTGCAATGAATCACACTTGTATCGATGCTATTAAAGATGGTATCGTAGGTGAAGGCATCGTAGATTGGGGTGAAGAATACGTAAACTCAGCTGGAGAGACTATCAATGAAGTATTCGAAAAGATTGCATTAGATTACACTATATTTGGTGCATATGCAATTAATGTAATTTGGAACAAGGAAGGAACAAGAATAGCTGAAATCTACCACCTACCTTGTGCTAATGTTAGATCAGGAAAGCCAGATGAAGAAGACAACATTAATTCATACTGGTATTCGTCTGATTGGTCCCAAATCAGAAAATATAGACCAGTAGAATATGCAGCGTTTAGTGTTACAGATACAAAAGGTGATAATGCAAGTCAAATCTACTATTGCAAGAATTATACCCCCGGAAACGAAGTATATGCTTTACCTCATTATATCGGTGGTGTTAATGATATTCAGCTTGATGCGCGTGTATCAAGGTTTCACAACGCCAACATCTCCAACGGACTTGCCCCCTCCATGTTTGTGCAATTTAGAAACGGAGTACCTAATCCTGAAGAGCGAAGAGACATCTATAGAGAGATCGAGGATACTTTCACAGGAGAAGACAACGCTGGCCGCTTCTTTTTGGCTTTCTCAGAGCCAGGCAAGGAGCTACAAGTTACCCCGATAGAGTCAACTAATGACGAATACTATCTAACACTTGAGCAACGTATCACATCTCGCATACTAACTGCACATAGAATCACATCCCCACTACTTTTGGGCATTAAAGAAGGTGCAGGATTCAGCTCAAACTCAGAAGAGATCATCACATCATATTCACACTTTATGAATACTGTAGTGCTACCGAAGCAGAAGAAGATACTTCGATCATTTGGTTATATGTTGAACCTCTATGGTCTAAACGTCAAACTAGAGATCGAACCAACTCCAATGTTGGTAGGCACTGATGCTGACGATCCTGCAGTTGAAGAAAACATAACAATGGACTAACATGTCAAATACAGTACTTTTAGTATCCGAACAAAGAATGAAACAGTGGACGCAGTTGGATGACAACGTGCGTATGAACGAAATAACTCCACACATTCTACAAGCACAAGATATCTATATTCAAAATTCATTAGGCACTCTGCTTTACACTAGAATCAAGGATGGAGTAGTAGCTAACGATCTAAACTCAGACGAAACTACGCTACTCAAAGACTACATAGGACCTACTCTGATGCAGTATGCTCTTTATCTAATGTTACCTTCGATCAAGTATAAAATAGCTAACCAGGGTGTCCTAAATGGCTCCAGTGAAGAGACTACACCTACTACTCTTGATGAGTTAAAATATTTGAGACAAACTGTACTTGATTTGGCTGAATTCTATAACAAGAGATTAGTCAAATTCTTTATCGACAATCCAGGTATGTTCCCACAGTATGACGCACCTGGAACTGATGGCATGATGCCAGACAAAAAGAATCCATACTTTAGTGGACTCGTTACAGGCAAATCTAACCTAAATTACTATGAAGAAAAATACGGCGACTGCGACGACTGCGGCCCTTCCGCAACATACTAAAGCTACTAATACTAACGTAAAAAAGCTGAAGGTATACCTAAAGAAGGTGAACAACTCAAAGTAAAATTATATTTCTAATTGATGGATATTTTAAATGCAACAAAAGACTATGCAGAGTGTATCTCTAGTGGTGCTATTACAGAACCTACTGGAGGCACATGGGTGAGTGCTGCTGCGCTCTATCTTGGTGCCACTGGTCCAATTAATGGTTCATGGCTTCAAGCGCTCTGTGTAGCTGAGGGTGTTACAGCTCCAGTCAATGGTAGTTGGGTTATTGCACTCGCAAATCACTATGGAATTAGTCAACCTAAAAACAATTCTTGGTGGTATGCTATAGCAGATGATGCATGTAATGGAATACCAACGCCACCTCCATTCATTTGGAATCTAGATACAAGAAATTGGGAAGCTGAAACAAGAGTTTGGGCATAATAATATAATAACAACATAACATGGCAAATGTACCATTAACAGGAAATACTATTAGCTCATCATATCAAGGGCTATTAAAAGCAGGAGATAGCGGTGCTATCGGTGCTACAGAAAAAATAATAACAGATGGTCTAGCAAATGCATCAACGCTTTCGTTAGGTACCTCATCAGCTTCATTCACAGGCACACTTGATCTCTCAGGTGCTACAGTCACTGGTTTACCAGCAGCTGCTGCAGGTTTAGTATCAGGAACTGGTACTGATTCTATGAAGAATGCAGATAGTTTAGTAACTACACCAGCTGTAGCTGCAGCTGCATGCTCGATTGCTTTGGGTGATACAGCTCTTGTCAATCCTAACGCTACTGGAGGAATAGCCATAGGATATGATGCTTGTATCCAAGGAGCATCAAGTATACGAACTGGACAAATAGCTATTGGGTGTAATACTAGGGTAGTATATGATGGTATAGCCATAGGTGGTGACGCAGAAGTCATCGGCACCAAATTTAGTTTAGCCATTGGTTGTGGTGCTTCAGATGCTTCAGGGACTTGTAACGTTTCTATTGGATATCTCGCGGGGGTGGGTGCGCCAACGGTGAAAACAAATGCAATTATGATTGGCACTTCTGCAAAAGCAGATTCAAATGCAGTAGCATTAGG